CACCACGCAGCGTCTTCCTGTGAACGACGTTCGAAACTTCGACGACCTTCACATACAGGGATTCATACTTCTCCTTGATGGTGTCACCAAGGGCGGTGTTGAAGTCCCAGGATGCGACTGTTCCCGCATTGTTGCGGAGGTCTGTGAGGATTTCACGGTCGATTTCCAGGTTGATTTCCTGAGCCAATACTGCGGTTAGCTCAGCTTCAGCGTCCAAGTTATGCTGCGAACGAAGATCTTGTTGCGCCTCATAGCTCCAGACTGCCTTCAGCTTACGGGTCTTGGCAGCAATTTCTTCCGACTCGATGACCAGATTGATTTCTGGGAGATCTTGGTTGCATTCCATGTTGTACTCATAAGAGACGACACAGTTGTTTGCACCGGGATCGTTGTTCCAGGTCAAGGTCAGTTCGCCAGTGGTCACGTCGAGCGCACCAGCAGTCGGGAAGTTCACTGCGCCTGTCACAGCCGTGAAGGTGAAGTTGAGGTTCTGGTCTACGGTAAACGTAGAGACAGCCGCCGCACCATCAAATGCTGTTCCAGTCATTGTTCCTGGCAGAATCGGAGTATGCTCCAGCGGGGCATACGTAAAGACCAAGCCAGCGCCACCAGCATGAGTGCTGGTTGTCTCATTCTCAACAAACTGGCTGGAGTAGTAGATGTCCAAGTTGGCATCACCACTTGCTAGCTGTTGGAGCGAGTTGGCGTCGTCACCGGGGAACCCGGCGTTGTTATCTGCACCACGGGTCGCGCCCTTGTTGGTGCTGTATCGGAATCTCAGGTAGTAGACCAGACCAGTCGGACCCAAGAGAGGTTGCACACTGACAACCTTGTTGGCAATCAACTGGGGATAGATTCGGCGAACAAGCGGAATGCTGATTCGCTTAAACTGGGCAATATCCGAGGTATCCGTAGCGGTCTCGTTGATAAGTCTCTGGTTTTCCAGAAGAACGGCTGTGCAAGAACGTGTGTAACGATCTTCAATACCATCCAGAAGACTTGTCTTTTGCCAACGAGCCTCTAGTTCTTTGGCTTCATTTAGAAACCTTGCGTTAGCGTCCATAATTCTCCTTTTTCTACTTTGGTTTTACCAAAGTTTAGTCTTCGGTTTTTAGTCCCGAAAGGACTTGCATTTCATGCAAAGCCGCTTCGGTCATTGGTACTGCTGGGGCATCATCTTCCTCAGTCTTTGCGTCTTCATCTTGTGCTTCAGCAATGACCTTGGTCTCCCCAGTCACTTTCTCACCTCGTCCCTCTGCATTCTTTGTCTTCTCAATTCTTTCTTTCTTCTCTTCCGTAAGAACATCTTCCTCTTCCTTTTTGACTTGCTCATTGAGAACCTTGCAAGCTTCATTCAGCTTGTTGTTATCAGTGGAAAGTCGGATATTTCTAGCCTCAAGGATTCTCTTCTGTCCCTCAATCTCTTCGAGCTTCTTCACAGCTTCATCAAGCTTGGAGCTTGCGGCGACTGCGTAGTCCTCATCAGAGATATAGTCTGAGACGACATCGATAACCTTCGACAGAGCCACTCTGTGTTCCGCCATGCGCGGATCATTGGCAACGTCGCGGCGTGCTTGTTCGTAGATTTCCTTACCCTTGAATTGCAGGAACTCATCGACCTTATCGACAATAAACTCCTTCATTTCGGAGAGCTTGCCTTCGTACTCCTTGTACATATCGACTTCAATAGTCTCTGCTTTGCCTTTTTCAGCCACTAGGGCTTGATAGGCTTCTTCGTAGCCTTCTTCGAGCGCCTTCTCGAATTCGACCTGTTGAGTGTCTAATCTCTTCCTGAGATCGTCGATCATCGTATATGCCTCTTGATAGCCGGTCACACCGACTTTCTCAGCCTCTTCCATTTCCTTGGCCATTTCGGCATACGACTCTTCGAGCTTGGTGTTATACTCGCCTTCAAGTTCCTTCTTTGACTCTTCCAGAGCCTCATTCAAGGCTGCGGATATGGTTTCGACCTTATCTTCTGGCAAGAGTTCTGTAAGCGCCTCTAATAGTTTCGTATTCATTAGCTTAACCTCTCTTTTATAGCTTCGGTTTTGTTATGGATCATGCCAGATAGGCAAGCCAATAATAATCCCTCACTTACCGTATCTATGCTGGTAGCTTCGGTTTTGGGTTCGGAATTATTATCTTCTTGTACCTCTAGGCTCTGGTTCTGAATCTCTTCAGCGACTTTCTCTTGGAAGGCGGCATAGGTGCTTGGGTCAGCCACACAATCAAATGTGATTAACTTGTAGCTTTCACCAATCACCAAGACTCCTTCTTCATTCACTTTCCCATTCCCTACACCTCGGGACGACATTCCGATTCGACAATCATCATTGATGAGCGCCTTCAGAACCTTGCCACATGGTGTGTTGAGAATGATACCTTCACCCATTAACTTATTGCCTTCCCACCACAACTTGTTGATTTTGTGGGATGCATTAGCAAAGTGGATAATGGAATCGGTTGGGTGGTCCAACTCACCGAGTAGACCACCTTTCCCAATTGACTCCGATAGTCGTTTCACGTTCTCATCGAGAACTCCACGACTATACATTCTTTTGTTTTTGTTTACCGTTCCCGCCTGTTGTAGAAGTCCCCTGAATTTCATGGCCTTGTGACCATCTTCAGTGGTGGACTCATGCAAGTCCATCTCGTTTAGGACGGCAAAACCGCCGTCGTATAACAATCGATTGTCATACGAAGTACCCGGCGAGTTATCATGCTCAAGTAGTACTTTCATTTAGCCTCCTAAAAATTATTTGTCTACAACTAGGTCTTTCTCCGCGCCCTTGTTCATCTTGTAGGACTGTGGAGTTTCAGCACTCGGAATATACGGGTTTTGCAGATTCGGCCAGGTATCGCCACTGGTCCATTGACCCGTGGAATCACTAGCTTTATCTACGCCCTTCTCTGTGCCGGTATAATCACCGAACGGCTTCGGAATATAGGGGTTCTGGAGAGCCGGATATGTATCCGATCCACCAACATTGCCCCAACTTCGACTTCTCATCTCATCAGCCAAACCACCCTTGTAGTTCTTGCCATCGCTCACAGGAGCCGAATCACCCCAATCCCCGGAGAAATCTCGTGCGGGAACGTAGGGATGCTTGGCTTTCTGAGCCATAGCGGGATGGTCGCCTTGGACCGTCTGATGCGTAGAGTTGGAAGGCACCCAATCTTGTGTTTCAAGGTTGGTTTCCACCAGCATCGTGAGCCACTTAGCGGCTGAAGTCAGAACCTCCATTGTGGGTTCAGCTTCTTGCTTCAGAATTGCGACAAGCTCATCAAGATGTGCTGCGGTTTCTGCTTTGACATAGTTGTTGTCTTGGGCATCTGCCAGCTTATGCACCTCTCGCAAGGTCTCATAGAGGTCAACAAAGACATCCATTTCAACCTTGTCAGCTTCGTCCAGAGAAGGATAGAATTCAGTAGCCACACCCTTGAAGATCGCATAAGGATCTTCCTCATCTTCCTTGATTTGATCAACGCCAGCTAGGGTCAACACTTTGTTGACTCTGTCTTGGTAGGCGTGATGGGCAACTCTGAGAATTCCTTCTGCCATGAAGTCGCAAGCTTGATCGTCGTAGTTAGTCGCATTGACTGTTTCAAGGGCTACTTTGATAAGCTGCGAGAGTTCGCCTTCGGTTAAGTAAAGAACTTCTGGCCACTTGCTTACGATGTTCTCCAAAGCTTCTTCTAAGGCGTCACTATCGGAGAAAGCGTTGTGTCGCTTCAATTCGGCAATAGCCTTGCAGAATTCTTGACTCTCTGCCATCATCTTGGCTTTGCCACGAAGGACTTTAACATCGGTATCCAACATGTGTTGCCACGTTAGTTGGATGAGTTTGGCTTCATTGCGGGCTGGGCCAGTCGGAAGACGAAGTCCCACAATGTTGCCCTTCTTGTCGTATTGTGCCTCTGACTCTTTCATTACGGAGCCAAACTGCTTGAACTCGGTATAACCCTTGACGTTATCGCAAAGGTTTGCCCACTCCATGCACTTGTCTTTCTTCACTGCCATAACACACTTCGGGCACTTAGAACCGGACTTCTCTTGGGAAGCGGCTTCCTCCTGCATCCTTGTGCGTGCAAAGGCACCTTCTTTGAAAGACCTGATGGTCGTGGGCATTTCGAGATAGCTATCGAAATGGGATTTGGCTTTGTTTTCGTCGCCTTCAAGAATGGCTTCTACCATCCTCGTCACTGTTTCCTTGGACTTCTTCTTGCTATCGTCTTCGTCAATCACCAATTGCTCAATGTTTTCAAAAACAACATGCTTGTCTTGGATCTTGTAGGTTGCGTGGACAAAGGACCCATCACAGGATTCATAAACCACCGTATCTGGTCCGTAGCAACGCAACGCAACACCACACGATCCCAATGCCTTAGATAGAATTGGTTGGGCGTCTACAAGCTCTCGCTGAGCAGCAGACATAGAGTCGCTCTCAATTCTCTCAAAAACATCATAATCAATGAGTTTTCGTTTCATGGTA